TTGACCATCTCCGTTGTGATGGGCGTGTTGAGAAACAGCCCCGTCATGTCCCGACCTTCAATGTGTACCAGACTGCCACTAGACGTGTGCTGGACCCGCCAACTGTCCATTAGCCCTTGCAAGACAAGGTTGTCCACAGATGGCATCAGAGCCGACTTCCGACGCGCCGTCGTGATCTGCGAGACTCGCTCCTCACCTGCCGTTTGCAGCACACCTTGGGCAAAGTCACCAGCAGGCACCGAGTCCATGTAGATTTCGACTGCCGCAGATCGCACCAGCCGTGGATCAATCGGCAGCACCCGATAGTCAAACGTCAGCGAGAACTTCCCCGGCTTTCGCATCCCGGCCAACTCCACGCTGGCCTTGATCGGAATGCGCGCCGTGATGTGGCTCCCCTCTGCATTAGCGTTGAGGTCAAGTGCCATGCCGGCACCTTGCTCCTCCAAGTCGAGGATGATGCCGCCCTTGGAAAGTTCCTCTTTGGTGTAGGAGGTAATAGACCGCCCCGCACCAGCCTGGTACGCCTCATCAAACTTCACGCGCATGTTGACCACGCATGAAGGGTAGTAGGTCACACCTAGCGGGGAGCCAGCCATCAGTAGCCTCCTCCCTCAATCAGCCCTGCCACCAAGGCAGACGAGTTCTGCGGCACAAAGACCAACATGCCTGCCTCCAGACGACTCGACGTAAGGCCGTTGTAGAGCATCAGTTGCTTCCAGTAGTCTTGGGTGCCGTAATACTGCTCGCTAATAGCCCGCAGGTCCATGGCTTGCTTGGCAAGCACAGAAACTGCTTGGCTACCCTGCGTCATCTGCCGCTGGTACTCATAGCGCCAGATGGCGTTATTGTTGCGAACTTGGACGATAGAACTACGAACGCCCCGCGTGTAACTCGCCGCCCCAAGCTGGATGCCGTAGGGCAAGGAGTCCTCGCGCAGCATGTTCTGCTCACCCGTGACCGCTTCTACTGCCGCTCCTACACCAGAGCCAAAAGCGTAAACCTCCGTTAGAGAGCGGTCGATAAACGTGCCAATGACGGCATTGCAGGCATTGACTGCTCCAGTGCTGGTGGCAATCACTGACCGCACAACGTTAGGCACCATGTAGATGCCGTTAGCCAGGCTCTGCGCCGTGGCTGCGATGTAGTTAGTCCACGACCGAGCGGAGTCGTCAAAGTTTCGCAGTGCTTCCTCAAAAGGACCAAGCGGAGTGATGGCAAGGGGCTTAGGAGCCAGCCATGCGTTCTGCACACCACTGCGATTGCTGGCTGCTTGGGTCGCAATATCCGTCAGGGTGGGCTTGTTGGCGACAGCGGCAGGAATCGTAGTTGCTTCCTGTGCCACCACCGAGAACTCAAGTTCCCACTCGCAGTAATGCGTGGTCTGCCACGTCTGCGTAAAGGCGGTGATGTGGCCAATGCGCTGGAGCCGATCCCAAGACAGGGTGATCCGCTTCCCCATGCGGCGCATGGTGTCCACAATCTTGACCAACTCAACGACGTTGGCAACATTAGCGGCAGTGTTCAGCCCGCTGTTCAAAGCTGAACGAACAAGGTTTACTTCTGCTGACACATACTTAGCCGCGCCAGTTCCCTCAATGAACTTGTCCTTCCAGAACCCCTTGAGGACGATAACGTCCTCCTCTGGCCCCAGCATCTGCACCGTGGCCTGCGGGCTACCGGGGTACCACACGAACTCTGCCCGCTGCTTGCCGCCAATGGACAGCGGCATATAAGGCAGGGCGCGTTTAGTCAGTTTAAGCGTGCCGCCACCTTCTTCGGCCAGCGTGAGGGAGGATGACTCGTTAGGGGGTGCGTTGGCCATGGCGAGGAGTCCTTAGTGGGCGCTAAACGTCGGGGCGGTCACGGCACCCAACTTCATCTCACCCGCACGGGCAAGGTCCGAGGCAAACGCCACTGCGATGCGATCAGGGTCGAACCCCTCCGCGAACTCCTGCCGAATGTCGAAGCGGTTGTTGTTGAACTCGACCTTGAGTTCGCGAACCGAGGTGGGAGCCTTGGGCATTTCGACCTTGCCCTCTTTTATTAACTGATCCCACAGTGCCTTAGGATCGTATCCTCTAGCCTCAACAAATGCCGCCCACTCTGCCTGCGTGCCAAACATACTCTTTACGCCCTTAACAGGGGCCAATTCCTTGAGGCGAGTTTCCGCCGCAAGTTGCTCCAAAATGCCAGGCGTATAGGCTTTCGGCTTAATCTGTGCTGCCGCACCTGCACGACTTTGAATTGTCGCCTGCTGTTCAAGGAACTTCTTGTAGTCTGCTTCAGTTTCTTTTGAGAGGCGCTCAATTTCGCCAAGGTCACGCATGGCGTAATAGAGCCCAACCCCAGGAACAAAAGAAGTCAAAGACTCAAAGGTTGAGCGTTCCATATAAGCAGCCTCCAATTCCTTGAGGCGCTCAGAGCGGGTCTTGGCGGCAGTAGTTGTTCCTTCACCTTTCAATTCTGCAATTTTGTCTGCTATTGTTTTGACAGTAGACAATACGCCAACAAATGCGTCACCCAAGCCAGTTGCTACGGATCGCGCCAAATCCATGACGGCGACCTTGTTTTTCTCAAGCCACTGGTTGATTTCAGTTACACCTGTTTTTACGGCTTCAAAAAATGGTTGTCCGCCAATAGCAAAAATCTCTTCAATGCGAGACTTCAACTCACCAAACTTGGCATTCGCCGTTTCTGCTGCCATAGCCATGCCGCCGCTTGCCTTGGCCACGGCATCCATCAGCAAAGACATACGCTTCTCAGGAGCCAGTTTATTGAACTCCTTGGCCGACATGCCAATGTAGGTGCGTAGTTCTTGGTAGGTCTTGGTGCGGAGGTGAGCACGACCTTGCAGCATTTCCTGCAAGTCGCGACCGGCCTGTGGCGCATCCACCATGCGGCTCATAGCCGCAGCCGTGTACTTGCCCGCAAATTCTGTGTACTTCTTGATGTCCGTCATGCCTGCCGCAATTGCGTCGGGCAGTGCGGCAGCAAACACGTTGTAGTAGTCCTTAGCCTCGCCAGGCAGCTTTGCTGCCATGGTACGAAGCGTGGACATAATCTCAAGAGCCCCCTCAGATGCGGTTTTAACAGAAGGCGCCAAACTCATGCTGGTGAGCGTATTGGCGATACGAAGTTGTGTGTTTTCGTATTCCTCGCCCACCTTGATGGTGTACTTCAGCAGTCCCGTGACCGCGTGAGTAGCGCCCATAACCGCATTCTCAATCGCGTCTACCAGCAGATTGGCGCGGGTGACGGCATTGAAGATGCCACCCGTGAACCGAAACATCTCGTCGGGACGCCCACCACCCGGAGCGCCGGGAGCACCTGGCATACGAGGCGGCTTGGGAGGAGGAGGTGGCTTAGGGGGGCGCATAGCCTGCGCCTGCTTCATACGAATGATGGCATCTTCTGCCGCCTTCGCTGCGTCCCTAAGCCGATCGATCTCCGATGCAACCGACTTGACCCCCGCGCTCATGTTGTCGCGGAGTTCCAAGAATGTTGAGATTGTAGGATTTCCCGCAGCAGCCATGGTGTGTCCTACTCACTCAGCGGCCCCTTATTGGCCGCGTTTTCCTTCTCAACAATCTCTGCGATCTTCTCTGACAGCTTGTTGAGTTCTCGCACGGTCAGCTTTCGCGCCACGTCCACTGGCTGGTGCCCATAGCGACCGACATAGGCCAGAATACGCCAGATGCGGTCATCCACACTGCCAGCCCGTTTGTAGGCGACTGCGATCTCCCCAATGGATACGGCTTGGGAATACCGCAGTCGCCCCTTTGGCGCTAAACGCTGCTCATGCGCGAGGCGAAAAAACTCTCCACCTCGTCATCATTGGCGAGGTGCAGCCGCACCCATGCAGAAGCCAGCAAGGTGCGGACCTTGGGGTGCATGTTGTTCCATGCCTTGTCCACGGACGCATCCGCAAACCCAACAGGCTCCCCATTCACCTCGACCAGTGCTTGCTTGGCCATCTCAGAGGCCCGCTTGTCAGAGGCGCCCCTGCACCGCGCCTCTGCCTTGAGTTCCTCATCTGCCGTGATCTCGACCAGCCCAAGGGAGCGGACTTCCCCAGGGATGGACTCTGGAACCGTGAACCGATGGATCACGCGATCCGGCTGGTTGCCAAACAACTTCTGCTCAAAAGCGTTCATGTGTGCCCTCTGCGGAGTGAGGTTGGGTTAGGTGATGCGGGTAAAGTTAGAGCAGCTACCCGACAGGGTGAACTGGCCGTACTGCTCACGCCCACCGAACGTGATCGGCAGGTTCTCAAAGAAGCAGTCTTGCAAGACAATCACAGGACGAGCCCCGCCCGGGAAGTTCAGCGTGGTCCTGATGTTGATTGTGGCTGCGGTGTAACCGGCATTGGTCTGGCCAATAGCGCGGTTGCGGATCACCTCAATCAACCGAATGACGCTGTCGTCCTCAAAGTTCATGTCCATCTTGAAGTCAACACCATCAAAAATCTCGTCATAACGCTTGGACGGATCGCCAAGGTACTGCTCCTCAAGTTTGCTGAACTTGGGGGTCAGTTCAAAGTTACGGATGGGCGAGCCAGCCACAATGACAGCCTGCCCATTCACAAGCACTTCAACGGTTGTGTCTTGCCCTTTAATTCTTTGAGCCATGGCTATTTTCCTCCAAAGCAAAAACGCGCAGGTGCCTTTCGGCTCTCCTGCGCGCCCTATCCAGCAGCGTCATGCTGCCGTGAAGCGTGCCGCCCCATGAGGGCATGTGCTGAAACTAGACCAAGAAAAGGACCTGGTCAAGGTTAAGGCAGAAAGATGTGCGGCACCCAAGCAAGGACTATTCCGGCAGGAAGGGGGCGCTGGTGGGATGGGTGGTGCGCCAGCCAGAAAGAGATGTCTCGCCCCTGCTCAAGGGTGCTCTGCACACCTCATCTTAGCCTATCCTGCCCCAACTCCTTAGCGACCCTTGGCCTTTTTGTACTTCCGCAGGGTCTTCTCGTCCTGCTTCTTGTACTCAGGCAGCTTAGCCAGCTTGCTCTTGGGCGTTTCCTTCACGAACTTCTTGGCAGTGCCCTTGGGGATTTCCCCTCTAGCCTCTGCTGCGAATAGAAACCTCTGCTGCGCCTTGCTCTTCAATGGCATTTTTACCTCACTGGAGGGTGTCGTTGGTAAAGCCGAAACAGACGGCGTCCAGCACGACAAACCCATGGTGGCTCAAAAGGGGTGCGTCGCAGACTACGCAGATCAGCTGTGGGCCGCAGCCGCAGTCCTTTTCTTCACCGTCACCCCAATGGTGGGTGCTAACACCCCCATTGTGTGCCCAAAGGACCGTTTCTACGCTGTCGCAAGTCGTGCAACGCATGGAACGCATCCTAGCCCCAAACGCACCAAGAGGCCACAGGGGTTTGCCCTATGACCTCTTTTAGGTGGTGGAGCGCCGGGTGATCGAAACCCGCCCTCAGGCTTGCAAAGCCCGCATGCCACCGTCAACACCTGCGCCCCGTATGAGATGCACCCTACACCGCAGGCTGGCTCTCTGCAATGTTCAAAACGGCACTCACATAGGCCAGCGTGCGCTCCGTCTTGCTATCCACAACCCCATTGGGATGCAGACGCCAGGCCCTCTGGAACGCCATGATGGCCTGTTGGCTGCGCGGCCCCAGCAGCCCATCAATCTCCCCTGAGTACATCTTGATGGCTGCAAGGCACTCCTGCACCTCCACAGGAGTCAGTGCCAACCCGTCCTTGTAGAGTGACAGAATTTTGGCGTCCCCTGCTGCGCTGGTGTTGGTGCTCTTGGCACTGGCTGCAAGGAACGGCTCTGCGGCCTCCTTTACGCCAAGGAAGTTGTAGTGCCAATCCTCGCTGCCACGCTTGTTGTCCTTCCTGTGGCAGTACCAGCCGTGCTCGCGCATGAGCAGGTCAAAGGAAGGCTTGGAGAGCTTGGTTGCTGCCATCATGGAGTCGATGTCCACGTCGATGGCGATGCCGTAGTTATGCAAGGAAAACCCAGGAGGCATCACGCCAGACTTTTCCTGCATGGCCTGCATGCTCTGCTCTGCGGTGCGGAACATGTCACTAACCCGCAGGCGTGTGCCCATGCCCTTTTCGGCAGCAGCAAAGGCCGCAGCCGCCTCTGGGTGCAACAGACTCATGCGCGCAGGGAACTGATCCTTCTTGGGGCCATAGATGCCCAGCACGTTGGGAACTCGCACAAGGTTGAGTGAGAGGCGCGCCACTGTATGTTTCCTCCTTAAAAGGTGTGGAAAGCCTATAGCACAAAAGAGGAAGGGGCCACACGGCGTCCCGTGTGACCCCTCCCGCCTGTCCTACCAGCCGGTTCCGCTGCCGTCTGGCGGTGTCAGGCTAACTTACAGAAGGCCAATTACGCCTTCAGAGTCGCAGGCCCAAGATGCACGCGAATCATCGCGCTGTCGTACCGATAACCAACCGGCACTGCCCACTTGCCCGACGGAATGTCTGCGTAGGTGCAGAACACGCCAGGGGCCGAACCCAGATACACCTTCTGGTCCGTACCGAAGGCCATCAGCGCGCCGCTGGCGGTGTTGCTCACACCTGCGATCACCACGCGAGCGCCACTGCCCTCATTAGCCTCGTCCACGCACCCGTAGACCTCAGGAGCATCGTAGGTGCAAGCGGTGCCGTCGCTCTTCACGAAAACGCCAACTGCCTCAGAAGTGCCAACAAGGTCGGTCAGTGCGCGATGCGTGTGCTTCAGGTCAGCATTCGACTTGGTGCCAGCAACCAAGGCGCCAGTCACAAAGAGATTGCCAGGGCCATCCACGCCAAGGTCAGGCCCGGAAATGCGGAAGTTCAGCGCACCCGCCTCATCCACAAAGATCGGCTGGTACTCAGCCACATTTGCGGAAACGGCGGTGCCGATCTTCTGCACGCCCGAACCGAACGACAGGTTCTCTGCACGCGAGAAGATCACGAACTCCAGCGCGTCGGTGCCGACGATGGCCGAACCAGCGTTGGCGCACACGAACGAGGTGCCCGGTGCTGCACCAGCGTCGGTTGCGCGCTCAACGTACACGGTCGCGCCAGCGGCGTCCTTGCCAGCGGCCATGTCGGCAGCGCGGACAAAGGAGGTGCCCGACACAACGTAGATGCCGTTGTCGGCGTGCGCGCTCTGATCAGCCGAGTAGACGAGCACGCGGCTACCAACTGCCAGGCCATCCGCAGCGATCAGTGCTGCTGCGTCAGCAGGCAGGGTGTGGGCGCCAGTGCGCGGGTAGGCGTAGTCAACCGACGCCTTCCACGACAGGCCCTGCACGCGAGCATCTGCGTAGTCCTTCGCCTCTTGGAGGTTCGCTGCCTCGGTCGAGGTCGCACGGGCGATCTCGGCCGCGAGGTCAGCGGTCAGGACGGCCTCGGCTGCCTGAGCGCGAGCGATCTCTGCGTTCAGCGCAGAGGTCAGGTTGCCCTCGGCGGTCTGTGCGCGGCTCTGCTCGGCAGCGATGTCGTCTGCCAGGTCCTGCTCGGCAGCGGCAGCACGGGCCTCCTCGGCGTCCAACTCGGCCTGGAGCGCGGCAACCGCAGCGATGCGGGCAGCTTCCTCGGCGTCGATGTCGCTCTGGAGTGCGTTGTCGGCAGCGATACGAGCCGCCTCCTCCGCAGCCTCCGCAGCCGCAGCGCGAGCCTCTTCAGCGTCAAGCTCGGTCTGGAGGGCTGCATCAGCCGCGATACGCGCAGCCTCTTCCGCCTCAAGGTCAGCCGTCAGCGAGTTGATCGCAGCGGTCAGCGCGGAGTTGCTGCTGGACGACAGCGCGTCGATTGCTGCCTGGAGGGCTGCGTCCGCGTTGGTGCGGGCAGTGGCCTCTGCCGACTCAGCCGCAGTTGCACGGGCGATCTCGGCGTCAAGGTCGTTCCGCAGTGCGGTGTCAGCCGCAGCGCGAGCAGAAGCCTCGGCGCTGTCAGCGGCAATACGCGCCGCCTCTTCAGCGTCGATCCGGCCACCCAGAGCGGTGTCAGCCGCCGTGCGGGCGTTCGTCTCGCTGGTCAGCGAGGCCGACAGTGCAGCGTCAGCCGCAATGCGAGCCGTCTGCTCTGCGGTGATGCTGTCACCAAGAGCCGCCTCTGCCTGTGCAGCGCGTGCTGCCTCGGCATTGATCAGGTCCGTCAGCGAACCAACGGCACCGTCCAGCTGCCCCTTGTTGACTGCGTCAAGTGCGTTGACGCCGTTTGCGACCTGAATGGTGTCGGTGGCCTTCTGCTCGGCCATCTGACCATCTTGGTCAAGGAAAAGAAATTTCTTCACGTCTGCCATGGTCTTGCTCTCCTTCAGCCTGCCCTACGCAGGCTTTAGCTGGCCCCATACCAGCTACGTTCTTCGCTCGCGGATAAGCAAAGTGTTAAGCCTGTGCCTCGGGCTGCGTCGGCTCAGGCGTCGGCTCAGGCGTCGGCTCAGGCGTCGGCTCCACAGGTGCGGGCTCCACCACCTCTGCTGGGTCAACCAGCGGGTGGTCCGTCGCGCCTGCGAAGTCGGACAGGGTCTTGAGGTAGGTGTACGCCGCCGGGTACAGGTCGCCCTTGAGGTCGGCGGTCGGGACCGGCGGGAACTCAAACACCTTCACCGGATCGGCGTTGGCGAACCGCGCATCCGCGTCGGCGTACCAGCACACCAAGAGGTAGGTGTCCGTGGACGAGGCCCGCGCCATGATGAGGCGCGCATATGCCTGCGGGTAGGTGACTTCGGGAACCTCGACCACCTGGTCGTTCTGGAGGGCGGTGGTCGCAGGAAGGGTCAAAGAAACAACGAGGGCCATTGGAAAGACTCCTTGGGTTAGGCCGGTGCGCCGAAGCGGAGGACGGTGCCAGCACCGAACGACATGTTGCCGGTGATTTGGGCTGCGTAAGGGCCAGTGGACGAGCAAGCGACGGTCGTGCCAGAACCGCTCACGGTGAGGGTCGTGCCGACACCAACCGACGACGCGCTGTTGAGGTACAGCGTTCCGCGCTTGAGGGTTGCGGGTGAGCCAGAGAAACCGCTGCCCGTCACCTTGATGGTGCCGCCGATGGTGCCGGTGGGTTGCGACGGATCGCCTGCCGTGCTGTAGGTTGAGTCCTCGTTTAGGCCAAACGTGCGACCTGCGTTGGAACTCGTCACCGAACCAGACAGCGTCAAGGTTCCGCCCACTGCGGCCATGACCTTCAGTAGCCCCGACGATTGGCTGGTCGATACGTTGCCGCTGTACGTCGTCACGGTTGCGTCACCGCAGAGAATGGTGGACGCAGTGGTCGCATTTGCCGTGAGTGGACTGTCTACGTTAGCCGCCTCAAACAGGCCAAGCGTTGCGGCGCTGGAAGACATCGCAATAGTGCAGGTCGTGTTAAGCTTGCCCGCACCATAAAAGTAGAACCACGATGGGTTGGTTCCGTCGCTAGCCTGAGTGGTGGTCGTGCCTGCGCCACCCAGCCACGGCTGATACAGTTTGACGACCGAGTAAGCGATGTTGCCAAAACGCCCGTTTGGCGATGAACCCGTAAACGTCTGGTACCCCGAACCCGAAGTGCAGATACCAGCGTTGATGAAGTTGAAAGTCCTGACTCCATTAGCAGTAAACGTGCCTGTGATGGTGTTGTTTGACGTAGAGGCGTCACCGGAGAGGGTGCCGCCATTCATGGCGATGGTGCCAGTGCCGGTCAGCGTGCCAGTGATGCTGCTGCCAGCGCCCATTGTGAGGGTGGCACCAGCATCAACGGATACGTTGTTGCCGATGGTTGCCGACCATGTCAGCGACCCGCCGCCGTTCCCGATGGTGATGGTCCCGCTGCCGCTTGGTGACGCGGATAGCGTGGCTGAGAATCCTGGCAGCGACTTAACGATGCCGCCTGACGTAAAGATCAGTTGGTTGGGAATGGTGAACGAGGTAAGCGTACCGAAAGCCCCGAACTGAAGTTCCACGCCTGTCCCGTTGAAGTACACGGGCGAGTACGACGTACCGATGTAGCCGAATGGGTTACGCCCAACAGCGGCGCTGCTAAACCCAGCCTGCACGACACCTTCGCGAATGGTGACCGACCCAAGGGTAGACGTGTCCGTGCTGTTAGGTCCCATCCGCCAAGTGCCAGGCCCCCACTTAACTGCGTTGGATGCAGACGCAGTGGACGTGGACTTGTCGGAACCCAAACCAGCGCCGACGTTGTCGGTAGAATGGACGAGCAGCCCGTTAAGGCCAACGTAAACGTCTGAGGCACCAAAAGCGTCCTGACGTGGCCAGTTGATGCGTGGGTACTCAAAGGTCTTGTTTGCGCCGACGTACATTGCGTAGCCGTTAATGCGGCTCGCGGCCCCGCTGATAGTCTTGGTCCCACCAGAGCCGTCATACGCTGAAATCTTGGCTCCTGTGAAGTTGTCTTCGATAGACATACAGCCGATGGTTGACAGAGTACCAAACGACCATCCGCCCGTGCTGTTGTTGATGCCAACAGCAAGGCTGTTGAACTGCATGGAGTCAGCACTGGCAATAGTTCCCGACTGCCAGTTGGCGCCTGTCGAAAGGGTAGTGTCAACTGACCCAATCCAAGTTTGCAATGCCATGTTCGCGTCTCCCGATTAGGCGATCTGCACCGTGATGGTCTTGGGCGTCGTCCCAGAGTTGTAGGTCAGTGATCCCGGAACCACACTGCGGCCCGTCGGAGGATTGGTGACGGTGATGTTGGACACCGACCCACTCATTGACCCGCTCGGCCCGAACTCCACCAGCGTGTAGGTGCCAGGCGTCTTGAACACGTCCGCACCAGCCAAGTTCCATGTCATGCCACCAGCCGGAATGGTCAGTGTACCCGTCATATAGATAGTCGGGTTGACGACGCTGCCGCCAATGCGGATGCGGGCAGGAGTGCCAGCCACACCATTGAACGTCAGGTTGTTGTAGGCGCACTTGCCTGCCTGCCCAACCTCGTCAGAACCGGTTTGAATCTTCGCGCCGCTCTCCACCGTCACGTCGTAACCGAACAACTTGGAGGTGCCGTTGCTGTTCGACGCCACCAGCGTGCCGCCATTCACTGCCGTCGAGCCAGAGGCTGGGTTCACGTTCAGCGTGCTGATCCAGCGACCTGCGCCCGTCTTGGTGAAACCGACGAGGTTCGCCGGGGTCGAGGCGGGCGACAACTTGTTGTAGCCCTCGTTGCTGCCCGCAAGGCCCAGCACCGTGCCCGCGTTGGCTGCGGTCAGCGAGGACACCGTCCAGGCGCTTGTGCCGTTGTTCTCAAACACCGCGCCCGAGGCGGGCACCGACACCACCGTCTTCGACAACTCAGCGGGCGTGCTGCCCGTGTACCGCAGGGTCGCCGCGCCACCGAAGGTGAAAGTAGTGCCCGTGCCCAGCGAGTTGTTGCCGCTCGACGTGATGGTGTTGGCCTCAATGACGCCCGCGTTGTGCGCGATGGAGCCAGAGAAGCTGTTGGCACCATTAAAGGTCGTGGTGCCTGCACCGTTTTTGGTCACCGTGCCGGTTGTCGTCGCGATGACCGACGTGACCGTGTGGTTGCCTGCGCCAGAGAAGGTGAGCGGCTGTGTTGCGCCGGTAATGCTGGCACCCGAACCCAAGTTCACGGTCAACGTATCGGCCAGTGACTCAAAGGTGGTCGAGCCAGCCAGCACCAGCGAGGTGCCCGTCAGGCTGTTGCTGCCCGACACATTGCGAACCGTGCCGATAGCGTTGATTACGTTGGAAAGCGTAATCCCGCCCGACACCTCAAACACCGTGCTGGCGCTCATCGTCAGCGCGCCACCGATGGCAGTTGACGATGCTGCGCGAAGCGTTCCGCCCTTAATGATACTCGACTTAAACCCCGTCTTATCGCCGGAAACAATCCACTTGCCGCCACCGTTCTTCTCAAAGGCGACATTGTTGGCAGCGGTAAACGTAGCGTTCCCGCTATGCGTATTGTCAAAAGTGCTGGTGCCATCAAGCGAGAATGTGACTGCGTTCGTGCCGCCCTTGGCGATTGTCCCAGAGATTGTGGCAGCGGCAGCAGCCGCATCCGCAGACGCGCCCGCGCCGATGGTGTTCGTGACGCTCGCCAAATCCTCTAACGACACATTCATTGCACGCGACTGCGTCGTGGAGGCGTTGATATAGAACTGCCTGTTGGGATAGGTGAGGTCATAGCCCGAAAACGTCAGGACAGCAGGAAGCGTCCTGCTATAAACCACACCACCGTTGTAAAACTCAAAGTTGCTGATGCCAGTAATGTCGCCGGTTAGCTTCAGTGTGCCGGCAACGCCGAGCGCATCGCCACGAATGCTCACTGTGTTGACCGAACTGGTAATGGTTCCAGACACCGTTCCGGTGAAGCCTGTATCGACGTAGAAGCCAAGAAACCCAGTGCCAGAGTTCGTGAAGTTCGCAGTCGTTGTGTATGACGACTTAAATACCGGCACAAGGAACGTGCTGGAATTGTTGGTGACCGTTCCTGTAAGGCCAGCAAAACTCCCGTAAAGGAAGAGAAGTTGGCTTCCTGTATGTGTTAGGCCGTTCGTACCCGTGATTGCTGAGTTAATAGATGCATTGCCGGTCAGCAGGTTGATGGTGCCTGTTACGGAACCAAAGTTAAGCGTTCCACCATTATATGTCTGATTTCCCGTGAGATTCTGTTGGATGATGCCGTCGAGGTTGATTGTCCCGGCAGCGGTAATAGTTCCTGCGGTTGCCGTGTTTGACGTGCCGCCAAACGACGCGACGTTACCGGCACCGGGCCAAGTAACAAACGTGCCAGAGGTTCCTGCACCACTGAGCGACCAAGATACGTCGGCCCAGTTGCCGGTAAGCGTGCCAAAGCCCGCCGTGGCTCCGTTCTTGTCGAAAAAATAAGTCGCCATCGCGGATTCTCCCTTAGCTCAACGTCACGGTGATGCGGTAATTGGCGGTGTCGTTGACCGGCGAGCCTGCGGTGAGGCCAATGAGGTCGTCGTCATCCACCGTCAGGTTCGCCATCTCGGCGTTGTTGAACGAGCCGTAGGTGAACAGGACGTAGGTACCCGGCTGCGTGTAAAGCGCCGGGTCCAACTCGACCACCGTGGGGCCTGCGAATGACAGCGTCCCAGAGACTGCTTGGGTGCCACCCGAAACGATGACGGTGCCAAACCGTTGGACGTAAAGAAGCGGCATTACGCCTCCACTGCCGAGATGGTGAAGGTGGAGCCATTTCCGGCCACGGAAACGACCACCGAGATGACTTGGCCAGAAGTCACTGACTTGGGGTACGAGGCCACGTCCACGCCAGCGACCTGCACCTTGACCGTCGCGCCGCCCGTCTGGGCCAGTGCCGTCAGCGTCAGGTTCTTGGGTGCCAGCACCTGAGCCACAACTGCACCCAGCGACTGCGCGCCCGAAACGTAAGAAGCGATGTCATAGGTCTTGGTGGGCTTCCCACTCAGGTCGGCATAGGAACCGCTGGTGGCGACATCAGCCAACGAGGGCTTGTCGCTCAGGTCTGCATAGGAACCGCTGGTGGCCACCGTGGCCAGCCCGTCCACCTTGACCTTGTCCGCCGCCGACATGAAGCCAGCCGACAGGGTCGTCGCGCTCGCGTGCATCGAACCGCCAGCCAGGTTCCCGTGGGCGTGCTGGTGGTCGGCCCGTGCAAAGCCCGCCTGCACACCCGCAGCAGCCGTTGCCGCCACGTCAGGCGGAGTCGCGTTGGAGGCCGAGGGCAGCGTCGGCGTCCCGCTCAGGTCGGCGTAGGAGCCAGTGGTCGCCACGTCTGCCAGCACCGGCTTGTCGGTGAGGTCATTGTACGAGCCACTGGTCGCAACAGTGGCAAACGAGGGCTTGCCCGACAGGTCGGCCCACGTCGCAGGAGGCGCCGTGATGCCCTCCGACACGAACTCCGCCAACATAGCAAGGCCGTTCTCAGACATCGAGAAGTCGCCAAGTGCCGTGTCGGTGGAGATGGCCGAAACAGCCCACTTGCCTTCCATGGCTTCAAAACCGCCAAGCCCCGTCACCACAAGCGAGGACTCGTCAGCCACAACGCGCCCATGGCCAACTGCAACCACAAAACTGCCGTAAGCAACCGGCAAAGCCTGTGCCTGTGCGCTGATGTTGAGAATGAGTGTGCGTGCCATGGTGTCTCTACTCCTACGAAGGAATCACAACATCGCCCGTGTCCGGGTCGATTGCGACATTGCTCAAAGACCGCCCGATGGTGTGTTCCATCCGCTTGCGGGCAATCAATTCACGGTTCTCTGCTGCCTCAATCTGCTTGTTGGCCTGCTCAATGCGCTTCTCAAGTCCAAGCACAATGCCCTTACGGTCCAACTTTTCCAGAGCGTACAGCTTAGACATACGCGCAACTTCGGCCTCTGCCTTCAAGGCCCGCTTCTCAAGTTGCGCCACCCGCATATCGTGCAAGTCCGAGAGCTTGACACGCATGGCAGGCGCAGAAGCAGGAACTTCCTCAACAACTGCTACCTCAGGCACAACCTCAACGGGTGCCTTGCGGGTTCGACGTTGCTTGGTAGTAGCTGCGCTCACTTATCCGCCCTCCAGTGCTGACCGGGGGCGGAGTCCCAGCGAGCACTTTTGATGTTAACACCGTCGCGAACACAAGTCCAACAACGTACCCAAACCACTACGTTCTACGCACGTTTAACCACTTGCCCATTGATGGCGAGCGATACGGTCGAAGAATCCAAGGCCACTCCAGTGATCTGAATTGCCGCTGGCAACGTTATGCCCGTAGGATCGGTAATAGGCAAACCACCGTCGCCAACAAACACAGGAGCGCCTGCAACTAAGCCATTTGCGACGCCAGGTACAATACCGCTGACCTGTACCCGCGCCAAACCGCCCTGCACTGCCAACACCAACCCAGCGGCAGGCATACGGGACATGTCCTGCGGTAACGCCTTCACAGCCACGCCACTGGGCAGGATGTGAGCAAATTGCCCTGACTCCAGCATCTCACCGACAGGAAAGGACCGAACCTGCTCTGCCTCGCTAGCCTCGTCCCCAATGGCGAAGATGTCCGCTTGCTTGGCAAGGTCAATCATCTCCTGCTGGATCAGGATCGTTTGTTGGGTAGGGTGCTGAACTGTTCCCGCTGCATCCACTGGCTGCGCCAAGTAGCCACGCACATTCAAGCAGGTGGAGGGGCTCTGCGGAGGCATAGCACTTGCCCAATCAAGCACCATGCCAATAGAGCGGCTGGCCTTGGTTGTGATGGACGAGATGACATAACGACCGACGCTAGGAGGTGTAGTAACGGCACGAAAGTCCAAAAATACTATGTCGCCGCGAGCAATGCCCCAGCCGTCATTGATCTCTAGCGGGTCATCGATTGTAGCCGTTACTGCCCACGCCCTACCGCTCAAAGACGTGCAGGAAGTTAGCGTGCATCCAAGGATCAGTGGACGTTCGATCATTGGTGCGCTCCCTAGAATTGAACCACAATAGACTGAGGCTTATTGTAATAACGATCTGCCACTGAGTTGCTTTCGGCGGCAAAAAACCCCGTCGCTACGATACGGATTTTTGGGTAGCTAACCGCAGGGTCCAACTGCCCAAGTACGCCATATGCCGAAGGAATTTCTCCACCTGCATCCGCAACAGACACCATGGGCATAAGTTGCTGGGCGTTTGTTGGCGGAAATTGGATCACACTGGGGCGCACAAACCTGTGGGCAGGTCGCGCTCCAATAGGATTATTCAACACCAACACCAACTTGGGCTGCGTTTCACGGCGCGTGTAGGTAAACACTGTCACCGACTGCAACGCCACACCCACAGGGTTGTTGAGATGGATGGCAAAAGCACCAAGGCCACCAGCCACCGACGAGGTGTGCTTGATGGCCGTAATGGCGTCCATCGCCTCTTCTGAGTCAGCCCTTGCCGCTACTGTCACATACCAAACACCAGTAGAGGCATCCCCTAGTTCAAAGTACCGCTCACCGAACTTCCAATCGTGAATTTGGTGGATCAGCCCTTCAAGGCGCGCATCTGCCGCATCTACATAGAGTTTGTTGGCAGCGTCATCTACCGCAACAGGGGCAGCGATCTTGCGTAGCTTGCGCCCGTTGAGCGAGATGTCTACTTCTGACTGCGCTAGGGCTTGACCGATCTTTCGCGCAGTTTCCTTGCGCGAAATGCGACCAGACTTGGCCCCAGGGCTGACTTGGGTAACCGTGTAGATGTTGGTCAGTTCTGTCTTCTGCCCATCGAACAGCGAAGACACAACCTCGTTGGTGGGCTCGTCCACCACGATGCCCTCACCGGCAGAAAGAATGCCGGTGTAGGGCAATGGCAGGGCAACTGGGCTTTGGGTGTTATTGCGTATCAGCGTCTTAGACACCGGGCGAGCCCCTTAGTGCTAGGCACGCCACGGTGTGCGGACGCACCGTGCCCAGCCAATTACCTTTTTCCCACACCCCTCACTACCACTTTTACGCGCCCTTTTACACCTCTACGGCTGTTTAGGCCACCGTTGCAACGAAGGTGAAGTACGGGTCCACGATGCCGTTGACGGCTGCGTCAGTCACCACCCGCAGAACATCGCCCACCCCCAGCGACACAGGCGAGGCAATGCTGAAGACCGCAACGCCCGTGTTGTCGATGGTGAACGTACCAACCTGCGTGACGTTCTGAAAGACGTTGAACGTCGTGGTGAGGCTGGGAAGCCCATTCGCTCCTGCCTGATGGCCCGTTGTGGGGATCGTGCAGGCGCGGACAGCCTTGAAGTAGAAGATCGCGGTGCCGGCGGCTGGCGTTCCTGCTGCGCTGCCGGCGATGTCATAGGGAATGCCGGTGATCTTCGATGCCGCAATGATCCCCGTTGGGATGTCGTCCGCTGCCAACTGACGGAAGCTGGCCGCACCCATGCCACCCGATGCTGGACCCGCAAAGATGTAGTTCTGCTGTGCCGACGTATCGTTGTTGATCCCCGTGCCGCCATTGGCCTTGCCGAGGATGCTGGAGCCAACGGTGTTCGACTGCGACAGGTCGATGGAGCCAAAGGCAGGAGCGCCGCCACCCGAAGGCACACGGAAGACCGTATTGGCCAAGCCTGCGGCAGTCGCCTGCACCGCGCTGGTGCCATTACCCAGCAGGACACCATTAGCAGTGAACGACGTGGCGCCAGTGCCACCGTTGTCCACGGGCAGGGTGCCCGTAACAGTATTCGCCAGGTTGACCGCAGACCATGTCGGTTCGCCGCCGGTAACCCCAGTAAGCACTTGGTTATTCAAGCCCGCTGCAAGCGACTTCGGCCCAGCACTCGCCGTGCCCACAACCAGCCGATTGGTTGCTAGTGCTGCGGACGACGCCATCGACGTGGCCGTGTCGAAGTACGGGATGCCATTAGCCGTGCCCGGCGAAGCACCCGTCAGGCCGTTGATGCCAACAGTCGGAACAGCCGCAGAGCCGTTAATGTCAATGAGGCCGTTGGTTGCGCCAACCGACTGCACCACACCCGCGCCGCCAACAGCCGATTCCACCCAGTAGGACTCAGAAGGGCTCTTGATGGAAAAGACGAAGTCAATGGACTGCCACGGACCAATAGCTCGCGAGTCAACTCCGCCAAGCTGAATGCCGGAAAAGTTCAGCGCGCTCTCGTCTTGGAAGACGATGACCTTGTCGGTCGTGTTGACGATGGTGAGGCGCGTGCCGTCAGAGACACCCGTCTTGCTAATCGTTGGCGTTGACGTGAACGTTGTGACGCCGGCAGGAGCCGCAGTCACCTTGATCAGTGACGACGATGCCGTGAATGCGTACGCCGCGTTAGTAACAGTCACGTCTGCCTGCGGCTTGGTCACAAACCGCGAGCCGTTGTTGACGAACACGTCGCTCAGAACCAAAAGCGAGGTGCTCCACTGAGGCTCAGAACCCGTCGAAGCCAAGACTGCGCCAGAGGTGGTCTCAAACGTCACCGTGGCAAGCGCAGTGCCTGATGGTGGCCAGTAGAACATGTCGCCAACACCAGCACTAGCAAGGCCCGTACCACCACGGTCGATGTTCAAAGCGCCCGAAGTGTCGGTGTTGAGGTTGATGCTGCCCCAGGTCGGCGCAGTACCACCCTTGAGGAACTCCGTAGCCGCTCCAACACCCGTGACGCTGTAGCCACCGCTGCCGTTATCGTAGGGAATCTTCCCTGCGCCAGAAGGTGCCGGGTTGAAGCGGCTGTCGTTACCTTCTGCGATCTTGCCGCTGACGGTTCCGAAATCTGCCGCAATGGTTCCCGACGTGGTGATGGTTCCACCCGTCAGGCCAGTGCCCGCCGTGATGCTGGTGACGTTGCCGAAGGTGACCGGCACCCAGGTCGGGATGTTCGTGCCCGACACCGTCAGGAAGTCGCCAGGGCTGCCCAACGCAATCGGCGTCAGCGCAGTGCCGCTGGAGTAGTAGAGCATATCGCCAGCGGTATAGGTGCCAGTAGCAATACCCGTGCCGCCGTGATCCGTCGTCAGCGTGCCGTCAACGTAGGTCGAGGAGCCAAGCGGAATCTTTGCCGCAGTCGGCTGGACCTCGTCGTTGACCACCTGCACAAAGCCCGTGCCCGACACAACAGGCAGCGTCGTGTGGACGTGGGATGGCGTCGAGGCGCCAAACGACATGTTGATGGTGCGACCCGCCGTCGTGGCCTGCGCCTCAAAGACGACGTAGAGGCGATCCGATTCGGCAAGCGTCGTCCCTGCCGGGATCAGCATCTGCATTTCAAGCAGCGTCGAAACGGCAGGCGAGAGCAGGTAAACCGGCGCACCCGAGGCGATGAGCGTAGGCGACGTTCCATCGTACTTATAGAGCGACGGACGAACGAAGACTTCACCAGCAGCGCCAGAGGCATCTGCCCACACGTTGAAGTCCCACAAGCCTGCGGGAATGCTGCTCAACGAAGGCACCGTGGTGTTCGTAACGAACGCAGCGGCGTTCACATAGCTGCCGACTGAGAGTGCCGTAGGGCCAAGCGTGCCACCAGCCAAAGGCTCCGTCAGAAGCATCTTCTTGGTGGCTGCGTCAAGGCCCACGATTGGGTTTGCACCAGCCTGCGAACTGTCGAAGTAGTAGATGGCGCCACCGCCACCACCACCGCCACCACCGCCACCGCTTGGCACCGAGTAAACGAACTTAGTGCCGTTCCACGTTGGGACCTGGCCAACAGTCGGAACCGAGGCATCAAACAGATTGCCCTGCACCTTGGTGACCGATGCGCTTGCCGTGGTGCCGGTGACATCGCCGCCACCAGTTCCCATGTCCTGAGCTTGCTGGTTAGCCTTGGGCAAAACGCCCGAGACTGCGCCAGCAACGCCAAGGTTCAGCGCGCTCCAATCCGCCGAGTCCACGCCCGTGGTAACCAGCGGCAGACCAACAGTCAGCGCACCACCAGCAGTCGTGATCGACGTACCCTTGACCTTGGCGACCGTAGGCGAGGGGAAGTTACCACTCAGGTCGCCAGTTGCAGGGCCTGTCGGGTCTGCCGTGTTGGCGCTCCACGTCGGCACGCCAGAGGCCAGCTTGAGGATTTGGCCATCAGAGCCCGCTGCTGAGAAGGCATAAGCCGCGCCATCGCTATAAGCCACGGTGCCAGATGCGCCCACAGAGGTTGCACCAGTGCCGCCATTTGCCACAGCCAGCGTCGTTGCCCACGTCGGAGCGCCTGCACCGCCACTGATAAGCAGGCTGCCAGCCGTACCCGCCGCCGTGAAAGCATAAGCCGTGCCAGTGCCATAAGCCACACCACCAGACACCGGAGTCGCCGTCGAGTTGGTGCCGCCAAATGCGACCGCCAACTTGCCACCCAGCGCAAACGTGCCACTGCTGGTAATGGTGTCCGACGTAAGACCGTTGACCGTCAAGCCAGTAGCGTTAGTAACGCCCGTATCCAGCGTGACGCTCACAACAGTGCCAACGGCACTGGTCGTCCACGTCGGAGGCGATCCAAGACCCTGCGTCGTCAGCACCTTGCCAGCAACCGGGTCCGGTGCCAGCACCGCCAGCGCAGTTGCCGTGTTGCCGTAGGGAATGCCGTACTGCGCGACCGTAGACAGGCCCGTGCCGCCGTTACCCACCGGCAGGGTGCCGCTCACGTCTGCGCTCGCCAGCCCGATGGCGCCCGTCTCGATGACCTTGGTGGCGCTCGCCCGCAGCGGTGCGCTCGCGCTCGTCAGCGAGGGGATCTGCACCGAGCCGTGGGCCTCGTTGGCCGGCGTCATTCCAGCAGTCAGCGAAGGCGTCGTTCCCGGCAGGCAGGACAGATTGGCGTAGACAACCAGAGCAGGCGTAGTACCGCTTGCATCAATAGTCGTGCCAAGCACACCAAACGCAGTGTCAGTGGCCAAAGCAGCAAGGCGACCACCGGCAGCGGTTGCCGTTACAATAACGCCCTTGGCTGCTACCGCGCTGCTCGTCACGCTGCTGTTTGCAAGGATAAACTTGAAGCCCCCAGCAGGCACCGCAACCGGCGTCGTTCCCGTCACCTCAACACAACGGGCCAGACGGCTCTCAACAATAGTTCGATCAAAGAGGCCGTAAGCCGTGCCGGACACGCTCAGGACGTTGCCCAACCCGCTGGTAATGCCGCTGCCCTGGAAGAGGTAGTTGTCCGAGGCACGGATGTCGCCAGCAGCGAAGTTGAACGTGTTGATGCCGTAGGCCCCAGACGCCTGCGCGTTGACGATGTTGCTGTAGAAGTAGAACTTCGCGCTGGCGTTGTTGAGGTTGACTACAGGCTCGCTGCTGCTGGAGTTGGTCAGGTAGCAATTAACAACCTCAAGGCTATACGGGTCGGCGCTGCCCACTGCCGAGATAGCCGACAACGAAGCGCCACCGTCAATGTAAAAGCCCGCAATACCAATCTGGGTGTTGTACTTTGATCCTCCCGTTGCCGGAGTGATACTGAAAATACCGTTAACCCTAGTGGCCGCGTTCTCTTCCGGCTTGCTGCCCGCGCCTTGAATGAACGTGTTGAGGCGCGACAGGTTCGCGCCAGCGTAGGAACCCGGAGCAACCGAGATGACCACAGGCGTGAGTACGGGGAAATTTGCCACAAGGGCCGCGTAATCGTGCGCCGCTTGAATGGTTGCGAACGGCTTTGCGATGGAACCGTCGCCGGTCACATCGTTACCCGCCATCGTCACATACAGGACATTCTTGATTTCCGTCTGGCCTGGCGTTGCAGCAACAGCAAGAGTCCAGCCGTTTGCGCCATCCGACTTCAAAAACCGTGACGAATCCGTACCAGAGGCCGCAAGTCCGGTGCCGCCGTGGTTGTAGGGCAGCACTCCCGTGACATCAGCGGTTCCGAGGTCCACACTGGCCCAGCTTGGAGTCGTCCCGTTTGACTTCAAGAAGGTGCGATCCGCGCCCACCGGCAACTTCAACAGCGTATTGCCAAGGTCGCCTACCAGCAGATCACCTTGTGCGTAGGTGTCCTGCCCGGTGCCGCCGTGGTTGGCAGGCAAAGTGCCGGAACCGACAGAGCCGCTGCTTACGTCCAGCTTGGGCGCGGTTGCCGTAGTTCCAGTTCCGCCAAGTCCACCCGCAAGCTGAATCGTACCCGGCGTTGCTGGCGTTGCCTCTGCAACTTGAAGGCTGGTCCACTCAACGTCACCAGCAGGGCTAATGCCAAGCGTGAACGTGCTGGGGTTGGCCGCAAAAATCCAAACGGTGCCAGCATTCGCAGCACCCGTCTGCACAGTCACCAACGAGCCACACAGCGTCGCGCCCGTGTTGGCATCCGAAGTGCGAGTCAACACCCACGGAGTCGCGCCAGAGCCTGCATCGGTCAGAATGTAGAGACCGTTGTTGGGAGCCAGCGCACCAGCCTCGTCCTTCACCAACACCCGCTCAGTGTTGATGTTGACAGTTTCCCCATCGATCAGCGGGAAAGCGCCGTTCACAGCACCCGTCAGCGTCAGGTAGTCGCCACTAACGTTGTAGGCAGGCAGCGCCACCGTCGTTGCCACATGGGCAGGGGCCTTCGTCGCGATACCGTAAGCAAGGCTCTGCGCGTAAGCCTCTGCTGCCGCAAGGGTGTTAGCGTCCCCGCTATCAACATAGACCTTCGCAGTCGTTCCTCCGATGTTAACGGGGAACTCGTTCACACCCGTTAGACGCCCCTTAGCGTCCACCGAGAAGACCGGCATCATCGACTCAGTCAGAGCCGTGCCGCTGTTTCCGTAAGCACCAGCAGCAGGACCAACCGTCGTTGACAGGTCAAGGTTACCAGCCGACACCGCAAAGTCTGCCGTGGTGTTGAGGCTTACCGTTGCCACTGGACCGGCAGACCCGGACACTGCAACAGGTGCCGTCCCGGTCACCGAGGTAATCGTCCCGCCGCCACCCGCATGGGCGTCAACGTACTGCTTGGTGGCTGCGTCCTGCGGACCGATCGGGTCTGCCAGATTGATGATCCGCTGGCCGTTCAAATCAAGAGGCTGGCTCAACTCTGACAACGCAGCCGCAATCTGCGCTGCCGCCTGCTCTTTGCCCACAGGGTCTGGCTGTTGTGAGTTGGGAACCTGAGTCACGATCAGGTAGTTGATCAACTCAGGCACAATTCGCAGCGCCGCGATGACGTTCGCAGGAGAGTCATCGATCACGAACGCTTCACCAGGCGCCAAAATCCCCGTGTATGGAGGCGGAAGGGAGATGGGCGACTGGCTGTTGTTGCGAAGAAGAGTCTTTGCCATTTTCTAAAGCCTCACAACAGGCTGCGGATTGAACGGAAGTCAGGCTTTCGGTTAGGTGGTCGAGATGTTGACGTTGGGACCGACCTCCGCTTGGAGGACGATCACGTCTGCCGTAGCCAGCATCTGCACCCGAACGATCACAACGTAGATACCAGCAGCGTTCAGTTGCGGCGTGTTTCCGCTCTTGCTGTCAACGCTGTAGGCCGCAATACGCTGGGCTGCGGGGTTGTTGAGCGACACAAGGTTGCTCAGGTAGGCAACAGTCTCAGCGTTGATCGCGTCCTTGAGCGCCACGGTCAGCGGGAGCTTGCTGAACCGCTCATAGATCGCTGCCAGCGAGTCTTGAATCTCGTCAGCCATGCGGCGGCGGTTGATGTTCTTCTGTCCCGAAGACAGTGCGGTGGTGATGCCGCTCTGGAACACGGTTCCTGCCGTCCGATCAAAGCGAATGGCCGCAATGCCATTCTGACGGAACAGGATATAGTCCGTCATGCTGAAGTCGTTGGGCAGGCCCGATTGGAACCCAAGGACGGGCGAGAGGCACAACGGCACCGGATCAGTGGCCTGACCGGGGTTCCGCTCTGCGGCAAGGTTGCTCAGAATGCTGGCCATGAAGGCATCAGCGCGCACGTCAACAATACCGCTGCCACGGTTGTAAGTACCGTTGGCCAACTTGAGCGAGGTGCCCACCGTATCCGTGATGCTGGTCTGCACACCGGGCCAGCAGTAGATGACGCGCTCGTCGCGGGTAGCGCCAACGCCCGGGGCTGCATCACCCAGAGCGATGGACTCAGTCACCATCGACACCGCAGGCGCGAGCACTGCCATGCGCCCCTTGCCCTGCGAAGAGGCCGACAGGACGTGCTGCTTCATCTCCGACCGGATGTTGTTGCTGGTACGCGCAGCAACAAGGATGGAGATGTCCCGTGCCGGGTAGGCATCTGCCAGCAGCGACTCAAATGCAGTCGTGTACAGAGCCTCAAGCGTGGAGTTGGTCAGGGCGTTGGGGGCCTGCACCGCTGCCGTGTAGACAAGGTCGTTGCCCACGCCAGGCATGATGGCCAGCGTCAGGCCACTGAGCGGGCTCCAAGTGTTTTCCGTTGCCGCAGGTGCTGCATCCGTAGCAGCCAGCGCGCTACCCTGCGTAATCGTCGCATCCAAGGGACGTGCAGGCAGGAGGTAGTTGGTCACGTCATCGTACAACCCGTCGCCAGAGTCAAACGAGGCTGCGGGATGCACGCGGTACGGAAGAGCAGACTCTCCCGTCCAAGTGAAATCAGCACCGTCAAGGGCCTCAACGGTCAGGGTCGTGGCCGTCACACCGATGATGCGGTAAGTGCCGGGATCGGTCGAGGTGCCAATGATGCCCACAACCAGCGCATCGCCAACCTTAACGCCCCTGTTGACGAAGTCGCCACCAGCATCTTGAAACACAGCCTGTGCGCCAGAGCCACTGGCGTTCTGCTGTCCGGTGGTGCGAGACAGGTAGGCAATGTCACCCGTAAAGGTGAACTGCTTGCCCAGCTTCACGCGGTTGGCACCACTCTTGAACTCAGTGCCCGCAGCCACAGTAACGGCCTGCATCGGCACGACAGGAGCGGCATTCACAGTGTTGGTGGGCAGTTCGCGCCACAAGCGCGTGCCCTTGGACGAGGCCAAGTTCACCGGACAGATCACAAGGCGGCTAAACCGCTTGTTCGCCACAGTGGCAAAACCGCTACCGTCATCGCCGCCAAAGTCACCCAGAGTGGCGTCAAACCCGCCCACCTTGTTGACCATGTCCTGCGCCGAGGTCACCTCGACAGGCTGCGGCTTGGTGGTCACGTTGCCCTGACCGTCCACGTTCACGGCATAGGTAAAGTCAGCGAACTCGCCAACAACGCCCACAACGCCAGTGCTCACACCTTCAATGGTGGACGGCGGCGGAAGGTCAACAATGACAACGCCCTCGATCTGGTTGATGACCTGCGAGGACGGGAAGGAACCGTAACGGCGAATGAAGCTCATAAGGAATGCCTCCTAACTTTCGGATGTGAGTACCACGGAAGTGTCGTTAACGTCCAACCGCAGCCGTGGGTTTGCGTCAGGGAAGTCAAGCAGCCTGTAAGCCGTTACGTTCCCGTTGAGGGTAAACTGTACGCGACGGTACTTCGCCATCGCGTCTTCGCTACTGTCAAGGTACTGGCTTGTCAACAACTCGTAGGTAGCACAAGCCCCATGGTAAAACGGCAAAAGCAGCCGCATCCCGTACATCCATTCTACAGGATTTAGGGCCTCTTCGACCATAGCCGTGAGGTAGGACCGCTCCCTTGGATCGGTTGCCCAAACCTCCACGTTCAACTCTTGTGCGAACTCCGAAAAAGCCACCAGCCGCGTCTTCTTGTCTACGGTCTGGATCAACTGCGGCGTAAAGCCACGATCATAGGCTCCAGCAGCCGCTCCAACCGCAGCCGCTGGATAACGGATGGCGTCCTCTGGCTCTGCCCAAGTCGTGTAGGTGGTTAGCTGCAACTTACGCCCGCTAACCTCAATCGACTGCTGGGCTAGGTACTCAGCCAATCCCCGCGCCAAGGCCGTGTGTACGTCGGTTTCACGGTAGCCGGTCAGTTGTGGGGCCGTATCAGGCTCTCTCACAAGACTTGCACTGGAACGGGCGCCTGGCTTCAACTGAACGCTATTGCGTGTCGACTGAATAGGGTTGGGGGCTGGAGCGCCACAGGTAGGGCAGCATACACTCATCGGAATGCCCTCCGAAGAGCGCGAGTCTGCGCCTTAACGGCTGTTTCTTCCATGTGATACCGAAACGAGACTTCTGTGCGTTCAGCGGTCATAATCTTGCGACCGCGAATGCCGTTTTTCTTGATAGCACCCGCAATAGGCCACGCAAGGCGCTTTGCGCGTCGGTAAGGAAGGGAGAACTTCACCTGCAACCACTTGCGAATAGCCGTCACAGGCGGCATTCGGCCTGGGCGACGTCCGTACTCAATGTTAGGGGCGTATATCTTGGTGTTGTAAACCAAAACACCAATTGAGCCGTTCTGTGTTCTACGCTTGGCTCGCCAATCGTCGCGATACGCACCTGTGGCAATAGCACCTGGTTTAGCCACAATTGCTGGAGCATTTTTGCGACGGCTTTGCATGTTCGCAACGCTGGTGGGCGGTGCAGACATGACTGCATAACGCATGGTCGCTACTGCAAAAAACTCCACCGCGCGCAGTCCACGATAGGCTTCTTGCATGAAAATGCGCTGATACCGCTCCAAGTGTGAGGGCACCCGCTCAACGGTCCGCATGTCGATGATGCGGCGAGCCATTAGTAGGGGCTCCCGTCGTTGCGCCTATCGCTGTGCGACCGCTGCAAGTTCACACGCCACTCAAAGTTGCCCGCGTCATAGGTAGGCGCGTTAGAAGCGTAAAAACGACGACGAGGAGCGCCATCCGACACGCTACCAGGTGTCGGAAACACAACCTCAAAGTAGTACTGCACGTCTGGGTCGAGCGGGTTGCCGTCTGAGTCGTTGCCGGTCAGGAACCCCTCTGCGTAGCGGCCCGATACCTGCGTTAACTGGCATCCACCAATCTCGTCCAAACCCACCGGCTGAACGATACGAGTCACACCATCCAACCCCAGAATGAGTGGAGTAGGCAGGATCGGCTCGTCAAAGACCACAAACTCTTGGCCAATGCCCCGCTCGCCACCGCTCCACTTGGTGCGAACCATGCGAACTTCGTAGGGCCGCAGGCCAAAGCGGGTGCTCAAGTCGCGCAGGGTGTCCACGGTAGAAATCAGACGACGTGCCAGCGTGCGTGACAGGTCCAGCCCGTTCAACTGAGTGAAGCGGGGACCGCCACCACACGCGCTCATGGCTTAGTTCCTCACCGGAATAGAGCCTGCGTAGCTCTTGCCATGGTGCTTGTAGCGGTTGCTGTAGGCGTAGAAAGGCACACCGAAGATGTCGGCCAGACGCCCGCCCCAACGGTAATACTCTGCTTCCAGTGCGTCCGTTTCGTCCCGCCGCATGGTCAGGTTGTCGAGGCTTTGAGCGGCCAAGCGGTCTTGGGCGTCCACAAGACGACACTCAATACCATCCAAAATACCCAAGATGGAGCGAACCTTGTCCTCTGCCACTGGCAAGAGGAGGTTCATAGCCTGCTCAATCAAGAACAGTGTCTGAATAGGACGAGCGATGCCGAACGAAATGCCGCTGGCAGGTGCCACAGAGTTGAAGCCGAGGTGATAGCGAATGCGTTGCTTTTCCTCGTCGGTAAATGCCATGGCCCGCCTCCGGTGCGTCTGCTCTTTAAGCCACCGGCTCTAGCAGCACACCCTGCTCCATAATACGCTTGATTCCGCTTGGACCATAGGAGGCCACGGAAACAACCGTACCGGCAGGCAAAAGTGTCATCTGACCAAACAGAGAAACCGTTTGGTCTTCCAACACCAACCACTTAGTGGGGTTGGCAATCTCAACAGAAGCCTCCTCCTGATCCTCCACGCCACCGGGAAGCACATCTGCCTCAACCGAAGGTGCAGCAACTTCAGCAGCGTCCACAATGGCAGGCTCCACAGCCTCCACCATGTCCAGCGATGCTTGATCCTTGCGCCTGCGTGCCATTGAAAATCTCCGTCCCTTGGGTCAGGGAAAGCGCGGCGCGGGGCCGGTCATAACGAAGGGCTGCGATTAACCGGGGTTATCCGACCCCGTGACGGCGGTAGCAGCCCGAACAAGACCGGCCCCGCAGACAAAGCCGATAGGACAAACGACGAGCCATGAAGGCGAGCGAGTCCTATCACCGCAAGGCGGGGCGGTTCCAAGCGTAAAAACGCTGGGTTTGCCCCATACACCGACACACTATGTGGTCGGTAAAACCCGGAACCATGACAAGGGCCACCACAGGTGACCAGGTATCCGGGATCACCTCAAGACGGGACGGTCGTGTCCCATACATAAACCCGCATCGCGGGTGAGGTGAAACGATGTCAAGCGTAAGGCAGGGCGCCCGCATCTACTTCAAGCAAGGCGCCCTGCACTCTAGGCTTTACTCGCCCGACATCACAACCGCGAAGCGCTTATAACGCGCTGCGTCGCCAGTGGTGGCGTCGGTGCGAACCGGCCAATCACCGATGAACTTCCAGCTGGTCGAAACCAGATCCTGGAGGCGGTTCAGCGGCGAACGGAGGATCAGCTGGATGCGGTCGGTGAAGACCTCAATGCTGTTGTTCGTGACGCGGGGCTCGCCCACCTTGCCGGTGATGCCAGCGTCCGTAAGCAGCCCGCCCATGTCCTGATAGTACTCGTAGATACCACCCTGGCCAGAGAACAGCGCACGGTGAACCTTCACGCCAGCGGTGGTGCCGTCGTTGTAGAGTTCGCCAGCGAAGGGGTCTTCCTGCGAGAAGGTCGCAGTCTGGCCACCATCAACGGTCTCAGGAACCGGGCACTCCGAGTTACGGAAGAACACGGTGTTGAGCAACTCGCCAAGGGCGAACTGCCGGTACATGTAGTAATCCGGCAGCGAGGTGAGCAGCTGACGCCACTCCTGATCACCGAAGACCTGAGCCTGCGAGGTCGGGTCGAGGTGGCAGTGGAAGCGACCATCGGCGTGCTCCGGCACGTTCTCCTGCCAGAAGCGGGCCACCGCAGCGCGGATGTCCGAGAGCTTCAGCGTGTCGTTGGAGCCGATGTCGTTGACGCTGTTGCCGCCACCAACGCGCACGATGTAGGTGCGGTCAGCAGAGTAGACGTAGTCACGATCAGACACGGTCACGGCGCCGCCCGACAGGGTCAGGGTGCCGGGGCCGACCTCATCACCCGGAGCGTCCGGCGAGTAGCCGATGACCTGACGGGTCACAGGAGCCGCAAGACCGCTGTCGAAGATGGTGATCGGCAGGGGGTTGTTGGTCGAAACGGTGTCGAAACGCACCGCGCTGCCGGTCGGCAGGTCGGGG